GGGGGGGTCGAACAAGAAAGCACGTCAGCGATTGCGCCAACGCAGCCATAGAAACCTAATGATTTCCAATACTTTGCTAGGTCGATTGCTTGTTAAGCCGGTAAAACGGATTGGCAAATCGGGTCAGAGGTGCGCGACAGGTGCAAGCTGTTCCGGTGCGTCTCCGCACGGTTAACGTAAATATATCCGTTTGCTCTCAGCTATTTGCAAGAAAGTTTGAGCGACCGTGCGGTTTTGTGTTGACTAGAGGAACGCTGTTCCTATGCTGAGGTCACTAAGCGAAAGGAACAACCAATGCGTAAAGCACTAGCTATCATCGCCTTGCTGGCAGTTATCGTCCTTGTCTGGCCGGGCACTGATTGCGGCGATCTAACCGAAACCGAATGCGAACGCGCCGAACTGATCGACGCTGGCGCTATTGATTGAGAGGACAACATGGCTGACATGCACGACAACTACAGCCCAACAGAAGGCGAACGCCTGCATCGCTTGGCAATGCTGGTTGGCAGCAATCGCCTGCGCGATACCATTAGAGAGAAGCACCCGCGCATTGTTTCGGCGCTAGAGAGGAAAGGAAAGTGACATGGTTATGATTGGCGGGAAAGATCGCACGGACTACCGCGCGATGGATATGAAGTTGCTGATCGAGGAGTCGATCTACAATCCGAACTCAGAGCTTTGCATTGTGCTTGGCGAGCGCCTGTCGCTAATCGACCACAAGCTGGTGCTGGTAAAGCGCGAAAGAGATGACCTTCGCAATGTCTTAGGCATGGCACAAGGCGCGGCTGTAGTGATGCGCGCCGAACTGGAAACCTATAGGAGTGAACGCAATGGATAAGCAAAGAGCAGAGACCGACAAGATTTGCATGAACGCGGCGAGCATCTTTCGTGCGATGGATGCGCTCAAGCAGCAGCAGCGAGAGCTAGACGCCAAGCTAGTGGAACAAATCTCGGCCTATCGGGATACGGTGAAAGTCTACGCTTGGAGCCGGGACCATATGCGTCAGGCGTGTCAGGCACGAGGGCTGCTATTGTGACGCCCGCCAAATTCAGGGAACTGCGCGAAGAGCTAGGGTGGACACAATCCGCCCTAGCTTCGGCGCTTGGCGTAACGCCTCGTGCTGTTCGCTATTACGAGGCCGGGCAGCGGACCGTTCCTCGGCCTGTGGCTTTGCTGCTGGAGTCCGTTCACGGAGTGTCAGTCAATGGGTAGCCACACCCGCGATGCAAAGCTAACCGCCGTTGTATACCTCGGCCTCTGGCTGGTATACCTCGGCTCCTATCTAACAAGGTGAAACATGGCAGGGCATATTAAGCGGCGGACTATCGCCAGTAACCTCGACAAGATCGGCGAACAGACACTGCTAGAGAAAGTGGCAAGCGGCATGACAATGGCCGGCCTCGCCCGTGAGCTTCGCATCTCGAACCTCTCGCTCTATCACTGGATCAAGAAAGACCCAGACCGGCAAGAGCGGTTCGCTCAGGCCAGAGCAATCGCGGCGGATCAGTGGGCGGACGAATGCCTCGACATCGCAGACCAGACCGACAACCTCAACGCCCAGGCGGACAGGCTCAAGATCGAAACCCGCAAGTGGCTGGCCGGTGTGACCAACCCCGACAAGTATAAGTCGGCGCCTGCTCAGGCGAATGTCCAGGTCAATGTCAATCAGCTTCACCTCGACGCTTTGCGACAGCTAAACCTCGGCCATCAAGAGCAGGAACAGATGATCGACATCACCCCCACGCCCATCAAGCAAGTCTCCTCATCCAACCTCGATGCAGACGACTTGCCCGATCCCTTTGGCGACGAATGAAAGCACCATACGTAATTCTACTAGGCGGACGCTTAGCGCTCAATTCCGGACGCTTAGCGGCCAGATTCCGGCCAGATAAAATGGCTGTTTTCTGCGGGGCGGACGCTTGTGCCACTTATTTTCGACATAACAAGTTTCAATGTAAGTTAAGCCGTTATAAACCCCCATATACGGCTTAACAAATACATGGGGTGATCCCAACCTCAATTTATCTGGCCTAAGCGTCCGCCCCACGGTTTTCTGCCGTTTTATCTGGCCGCCTAAGCGTCCGCTAAGCGTCCGCCCCACCCCTCTAAGCGTCCGGAATAAAAAAAGAGGGCCGAGTGGCCCTCTTTTCCTATTCACTCATCGCCGACCTCGACTATCAATCGGTCGAGATACCACCTGGCTTTCTTCAAGTCCTGGTCGGGCCTCCCCTTGTGACGGTAGCGCCAGAGATACTTCATGGCATTGCCCTTCAGGTAGCCCTCGAACTGTTCGCGGCTCATTGATGCCTTAATCGCATCGATGGCCTCGATGCCCCCTTGCCGGTAATGCTCGGGCCAGTGGACGGCTTCATCTATTTCACCAAACATCAGTCTTCATCCTCATCGTTGTCGAAACTAATCTGAATACCGAAGAAGTCCGCAGCCGCATCCTCGCTCATGGCCTCGATCACCATCCGATCTTCATCGCCGATCAGAAGCTCCAGCCCGCGGAACACCCGCTTCGTTCTGGTTGCCTTGTCCCTAGTGATCTCGAAACCCTTGACCTTCATCTCGGCCGAGAACTTTCGCTGCGACCAGTCCTTACCCTTCGACTCATTCTCTTCGCGGCACCAGTCACGGAAATCCTCGAAGGCTTCGGTCGTGGACATCTCAAGCTCAGAGCCAGCCACGCATCGCTCCTCGATCCATCTACCCAGCGCATCCTCGCCGCTCAGATAGTCTTCGGTAGCACGAAGCACGGCCGGGGGCGGGTTCAGTCCCTCCGACAACCACATCCTCGCACCCTCAACCACCCACGCCAAGATCGCCGGGTATTCTTCCTTGAGCTTGTCGGGCAAGTCCACATCCTTGCGGACCGGCTTAGTCTCGAACGGGATCAAGTGCATCCGCCGCCGCATGGCATCATCCACGTTCGTAATCTCGGGCTTCGTGTTGCCGGCGATCACGAGCGTGAACTGCGGCGTGAACTCGAACTGATCCTGGCGCATGAACCGCGCGCTGATCTTGTCCCCGCCAGTCAGGCTCTTGACCTTCGCCTCGTCCCACTTGCGAGAGGGATCAATCTCCTGCGCGTGGACCAGCCGAGCGCCCATCAAAGCCGCAAGCTCTGTCTGATGGCGCTGCTGGTTAGACGCAAGAAACACGTCCGCACTGGCCACCGTGGCATAATCGCCAAGGATCGCACCTAACGCGCCAAGGAACGTCCCTTTGCCATTGCCCCCGGAGCCGTGAGCAAACGCAAGGACGTGTTCCTTTGTCGAACCTGTCGCGCTGTAGCCCGCCAGCCTTTGCAGATACCGCTTCAATTCCACATCGCCGTTGCAGGCTTCATTAAGAAACGCGTTCCACTGGGGGCAGCCACGCTCAAAGTCTACCTCTACACTTGTCACCTTCGTGCAGAGCTTAGACCTATCGTGCGGCATGAGCGTACCCGTGCGCAGATCGACAATTCCGTTACGACAATTGAGCAGATAGATGTCGGCGTCGAGTTGCTCAGTGCTTACCTGCAACGCCGCATCTGTCCGCGCCAGCTTGGCCACGTTGACGATCACAGGGTAAGACGCACAACGCGCCGCGATCCGTTCACTCTTTTGCGGCGAGTCGATCTTCTCGCGAGCTTCAGCCGAAGCAGCCGAGCAAACCTTCCGTGCATAAGCAACGTGTCTCTCGCTGCGGTCGATGGCCCACTTGGCCCCGTCCCAGGCGATCCAGCCCATGCCGCCCGCAACGTATCGAATATCCGAAACGTGCAACCGAGCAAGGCGCGTGGCCAAAGCACTGTCCGAATACTCAATCGGCGTCTCACCTACCGATGCAAGCACATCCGTAAATGCAACGTCATCGTACTCAACCGTCTCGAACTCGTTGACCTCGGGCTTGAACCCAAAACGCCGAGCCTGATCCTGAATCCATTCCCACCCCAACTCATACGGCGGGTGCATCCGGCCGAAGTCAGACTCGATCATCTCGACCGTGTTGACCCCGTCCTCCCACGACATCGCCCACTCCGTAAACAGCGCCAGCGCCTCGCTCTCGTTGTCCGGACCAGCCGCAGCCTTAATCGCATAGCCCATCCGAATGTAGTCATCCCGGTCAGGGAAATGCTCAGACGTGTTAGGGATCGATTTAAGCGCCTCTGAGAGCTTCGACAGGTCGTCCGCTACCAGACTAGCCTGATCGACCTTTTGCCTCTCAGCGGCCTTCTCTGGCGATTTATCGGCATGAATAATCTCACACCCCGTCATCTCCAGCGTCTCGCACAGATCAGCAAAGAACTTTTCGACCTTCTCGCGACTGATCTTAGTCAGACACGCCGGCCCCCGGATCGTGATGTCCTGGTCGAGGCTGTAAGGTTCGCGCGTGACAGGGTGGATACCGCCGACGACATACTGCTGACCATCGCCAAGCAATTCGACTAGCTGTTCGACCCCTTTGCCATCGCGGAAACGAAGCCTCATTCTTCCGATGGGTTCGTCGGCACGATACATGAAGAGTTGCTTCGGCCACCGACCTACGCGGACCGGCGCCTTGCCCAGTGACTTCCTCGCCATGTCACCGATGATGCGCGATAGGCTCTCGTTCACCACGTCAATATCAAGCGCCGGGTAGCGGCCAGCTTTAAGACCAATGTTGGCGTTACTGCGTTCCCACCGCTCGATCTCACCCTGCGTTGGGATGTGGTCTTGCCAGTTGTAACCACCCCATGTGCCTTGTGCATTCTGCCGGCCGGGTGCCTTACCTGCTTGATCTGCCGTGATTTTTGATAGCTCAGAGAGTGGCGCGGCGGGCGGGATGACACTGACAAGCTCAGTGAAACCGGCCGCGTAGAGCCTCTTGAAAGTCAGCATTTGTGGTGTCTCCATTCGAAGGTGACGCTAAGGCTGGCACAGATCGGCCCCACTTAGCAAGCCAGAAAATTATTTTTGTGGGTGTTGACAGGCTGGGGATAGCTGTGCTTGGTTAGTGGGAGAGCGAGAGGTTACACATGATTTGCAGCATTGACTTTGAAACCCGCAGCGCCGTGGACCTGCGAAAGACTGGCGTTTACGTATACGCCACTGACGTATCGACCGACGTGTGGTGCATGGCCTATTCGTGGGACGGCGAAGACGTTCGTGTCTGGTCGCCCGGCGATCCGATGGATAGTAAACTGGAAGACTGGATCGTCGAGGGCGGCAAGCTGCAAGCCTGGAATGCGAACTTCGAGCGCGTGATCTGGAATAAGATCATGGCGCCGCGCTACAACTGGCCGCGCACAAAGGCCGGACAGTGGTATTGCACAATGGCGCAGGCTTCCGCGGCTGGTCTGCCTCGCGCACTGGGTCAGGCTGCGGCTGTGCTTGGCGTCGAGGAACAGAAGGACAAGGTGGGTCAGGCGCTCATGCTGCGTATGGCCCGTCCCCGCAAGACGCTGGCGGATGGCACGCATACATGGTGGACTACGCCCGATAAAGTCCAAGCGTTAATTGACTACTGCATTCAGGACGTTCGCACTGAGATGGATGTGTCAACCCACATCCCCTATCTTCCCGACAGTGAGCGCCAGCTTTTCCTACTTGACCAGCGAATCAACGACCGCGGCGTGATGCTCGACCGCGATTTGCTTGAGCGTGTCCGCGCCCTTGCAACCGAGAGCAAAGCAGAGATCGACGCTGAGATTAATCGGCTTACGAAAGGGGAAGTGCGCTCGGCTACGCAGGGAATGCACCTCGCCGCATGGCTGCGTAAGTATGGTGTGCAGACAAGTAGCGTGGATAAACAGGCAGTTGCGAAGATACTGTCAAGCGACGGTTTACATCCCGTTATCCGTCGCGTTGTCGAACTGCGGCAGTCCGGCGCCAAGTCAAGCACCGCCAAGCTCGACGCGATGGAACACGCAGCCGGCGAGGATGATCGGATGCGTGGACTGCTTGTGTATCATGGCGCGGCGACTGGCCGGTGGTCGGGCAAGCTGGTCCAGCCGCAGAACTTCCCGCGCCCTGTGCGGAAGCAAGCCGAACTCGACGAGATCATCGCGAAGCTCAAGGCCGACCAGAGCGTAGCCGAACACGGGCACGGCACCGAGATCGCGGCGGACTTGCTGCGCTCAATGATTATCGCTGCGCCAGATCACCGCCTGATGTTTGCAGATTACAGCGCCATCGAAGCGCGAGTGCTGGCCTGGATGGCGGGGCAGAAAGACTTAGTGGAGACATTCGCAAAGGGGGGTGATGTGTATATCAAGATGGCATCGGCAATCTATAACGTGCCGGAAGACAAGGTAACGCCGGAGCAGCGGCAGGTCGGCAAGATGGCGATCCTTGGTTGCGGTTACGGCATGGGCGGGAAACGCTTCGCCGAGCAGTGCGCAGTCATGGGCATCGACGTAGACGTAGAGGAAGCCAAGCGGATCGTATCGATCTACCGGCAGGAGAATAATCAGATCGCCGCCTACTGGCAGAGCCTCGAAGCTGAGTATCTCGAACTAGCCAGAGATGCACTGGACCAAGGCGAGACTATCCTGCGCTACGCTTTGCCGTCTGGCCGGCACCTTACGTACCGCAACCCCCGCATTGTGCAGCGTGAGACGCCGTGGGGTACGAGCCAGGACACCGTTGAGATCGACACGCTCAACAGCATTACGCGGCAATGGGTGCCTCAGAAAATTTGGGGTGGACTAGCTGTGGAAAATGTGGTTCAAGCTACAGCACGAGACTTGATGGCCGGGGCGATGATGCGGCTGGAGAGCGCTGGATACCCGGTTATCATGTCCGTCCATGACGAGATTATCTGTGAAGTTCCTGTTGGTTACGGGTCGCTTGACGAGATGATCGAGATCATGACATCACCGCCGGCCTGGGCAAAGGGTTGCCCGATTGCGGCCGAAGGGAAAGAAGGTCCACGTTACAGGAAGTAGCATAGAGGAGAGATGATATGACTAGCAATAACTGGATCACCCTGTTCATCGCCAGCGTCGTTGGCGTCGCTGTCTGGATCGCATTCACCGTGCCCGACATTGGGACAGAACATCTGACAGACGAGGATTGGCACGACCTATGACTGACAAGCAAACACCGCCCGACTGGGTGCTGCTCGAAGCTGCGAAGCGGAGTGGATGCTCCGTACTGGTGGCTGACTACATCCGTTACAACATCTACGAGGATAGCCGCCCGTTCCGCGCCCTCTGCGACATGATTGAACGCTACGAGAAGCCGCCTGTGGATCGCAAGGTGCTGTGTGCGCGTGAGGCTATGATCGGATGCTTGGTGCCGATGAGTGTCGAGAATGCGGAGAGTGCAATCATCCGCGCCATCGAACTCTGGGAAGAGGGGTTTGGGAAATGAGCAACCCGCACGTCCACTGGTCGCACAAGGAAGAGAAGTACTGGATCAGGGATGGTGATGACATCCTCTGGTTCGATGGTCCACTGGAAGCCAAGGAAGCCGCACTTATGTTGGAACGGAAGCACACCGCGCAGACCGAGCGCGCTGCGGTCGCAGCATGGCTGCGCCGGATCGGTAAGCCCCAGTTGGCTGACGCCATCGAGCGCGCGGAGCATTTGAAATGACCGGACCAGTGACCGTAACGCAAGCGGATCGTGAGGGCTGGCAGGAAATGAAGCCCATCGCCGAGTTTGACGCTGCCATCGCCCGCGCCCGGATCGAAGGTGCCAAGATGGCACTAGAGGCGGCTGCGAAGGTGGCGGACCAACGCGCCATAACGCAACGGGCGCTAAAAAGGCCGGAAGACTGGCCGGAGGGTGCGTGGAACGCTCGCCAAGTTGGCATCTGCAATGCGCTAGAACTGACCGCCACCGCCATCCGCCAGACCGACCCCGCAGCATTGAAGGGAGAAGGATGATGCCCATTCAATCGACAAGTTGGTCTTGCAGGAAATGTCGCAAGCGGTTCCGCTCATTTCGTGACGCCGAGGACTGTGAAATTGGCCACATCGCATCGGAAGTCATCACCGACTTTCGGGAAGCCCTTAGCGCGATCTTCAATAGTGAACCGAAGAACAAAAGTCCGAAGGAGCCGTTCAAATGAACGATCGTTGCCTTGGAGCATATACTGGCCCGACTCCGCCCGTAGGGTATGTTGGCTACGTCAATATCAGCCTTGTGGGCGATGCCGTCGCGATCACCGTTCGCCCTCAGAGCGAAGACGGTTCTGGGACCGCAGTAACCAGCATCCCCGTTGTTGAGGCGCTTCCAATGCTCGAACATGTCGTGTGCCAGTTAGAAGCCCTCACCGCCCGCCAGAAAGGAACCCCCGATGAGTGACCTGATCGAAGCGGCCCCGGAGCGCCTTGTCAAAGCCTTTTGGGAGCGCGTGACAGTCGGCGGTGACGGCGATTGCTGGCCGTGGTCCGGTTGCAAGGCCCCAAAGGGATACGGCACACTGCACGACTGGCGGACCCGCAAGAACATACGCGCCCACAGGTTAGCATATAGGATTGCGAATGGCTCCATCCCCGAAGGAATGATGATTTGCCACACGTGCGACAATCCGCCTTGCTGCAACCCCAAGCATCTATTCGCCGGGACAAATCAGGACAACGTGAACGACCGCGACCGGAAAGGGCGGTTCAAAATGCCGCCTCACATTGTCCGCAAGTTTTCAGATGCAGACGTAATTGCGATCAGGGCAGACGCCAGGTCAAACTACGCCATTGCCGCAGATTGGGGTGTGGATGCCACGACCATCAGGAGGATACGGGTCAGGCAATCATACCGGCACGTGCAATCACCTCTACGCCTTGGAGAAGCGCCATGACTGAATTGAAGCCGTGCTGGATATGCCAGTCACCCGCCGAACTCGATTACCACTGTGGCACCCGCTATGTGGAATGCACCAACGAAGATTGCGGTAATCAGGGTCCGCTTGACTGGAATGACGAAGGTGCAATTTCGGCATGGAACAGGGAAGCCGAAACCAATCTTATCCCCCGCCCTGCCGGTGAGGTTGGGGAGTTGGTGGAGCGGTTGCGCTACACATACGAGCATGGGATTTTCGTTGCCGCAGAGAACGGTATGCTGGCTGGAGCGGATGAAGCCGCCGACCGCATCGAAGCCCTG